GTTTCCCAGTCACGATCGAGGGGGGCATAAACTTAAATAATTAGATAGGGGGCCTATAGTTGGTAGTTTGATGGTAAAAAGTTATGTACGAATGAAGTTTGTTTGTATATATTTACGCGTATATCAATGGTTAATAATGGATGCTATTGGTTTGTTATGTGAAGTTGTGGGGAACTTTGTGTTAATCATTGATATATGTTTACTTTTACTATTTTACTTATTTTGATGTTAATATACGCGCGCTCACAAGACCAAGCGTAAAAGGGCAAGATTTTAACGGTATGGGCAGAAGAAAACAAAAACGTGATATTAATGGAGATTTGATAAAGTTATCAGAAAAAGAAAGAACTGGTTTGCCTGCAAAAGGTAGACGTACATGGAAGGCCCCAGCTGATATGCCTGATAAAATGGTAAAACAGGTTTTAGCTGGAAAAGTTTGCGGTGCTAAATTGGTTAAAGGTGGTTATTGCACTTCGACTAAATGCGTTGTGAATCCTAATAGACCTCCACCATACAGATGCAAAGGACATGGTGGAAATAATAACTCGCATACTAAACCAGGCGAGACGATTGGCATGAAACACGGTATTTATACTGATTGCATGTTTGATTGGGAGAAAGACATCTATGATCAGCTTAATGCCGACAGCTTGGATGAAGAAATCAAGATGACTAAGCTGCGATTGCGTCGTGCGCTTAAAGCCGATGCTGAGAGAGATCCTTCTCATCTTATCACTATCGAAGAATTACTAAAAAGAGCGCCTAATGGTGAAATGGTTGTAATAGAACGCAAACGATCCAAAGAGAATGGCTATTCTGGCGAGATCAACAGGCTCGTGAAGCAACTCACTTCCCTCCAGAGCCAACGTACTCACATGCAAGACGTGAAAAATCTTGCTGATCATGGTGGACGATCAAAAGTAGTGATCTATTTACCCGATAATGGCAGGATGCAACAATAATGCGTGGCACTAAGGACTATAGAGCTCGTGCTAATGCCGTAGTAGCAGAAATCCCCGATGAAGCTCCTGAATCGGCTCCATTGAAGGAATATCGTCCCAATAAAGGCCCACAGGAGCAGTTTCTGGCGACAAAAGCAGATATAGCTATATATGGCGGTGCTGCCGGTGGAGGCAAGTCTACGGCGCTCCTATGGGAAGCTGGCCGACATGTCCATATTCCTGGGTATAATGCTGTTCTATTCAGACGAACTCATCCCGAAATCATCAATCCTGGTGGCATGTGGGATGAATCTCAGATCTATTATCCGAGTCTTGGTGGCATAGAAAAGCACAGTAGCACCACGTGGAACTTTCCATGGAATGGGTCTGTAATTAAGATGAATCACATGCAGTTAGAAGCTGATAGATTCAAATGGCAAGGCTCTCAGATTTGTATGCTTGGATTTGATGAACTTACGCATTTTACAATGCAGCAATTCTTCTATATGCTATCTCGTAATCGCAGTATGTGTGGAGTGAAGCCATATATACGCGCAACATGCAATCCTGATCCTGACTCATGGGTACGTGAGTTCTTAGATTGGTGGATTGGTGAAGATGGTTTCCCTATTCCTGAGCGTATTGGTAAATTGCGATGGATGGGAAGAAAAGGAGATACTCTCATATGGGCAAATACTCGTATGGAGATATTGCGACAAAAGATTCGTCCTAAGTCTGTAACATTTATACCAGCTTTATTAAGTGACAATCCGCAATTATGTGAAGCTGATCCTGATTATGAAAGTAATCTAGATGCGTTACCACGACATGAACGCGAAAGATTAAAAGGTGGTAATTGGGATGCGCGCGCTGTTGCAGGAGATTATTTCAAACGTGCAATGTTTGAAGTTGTCGATGCAGCTCCTAAAGGTGGACGAAGTGTGCGCTGGTGGGACAGAGCAAGTACAGTTCCAAGTGCTAAAAATCCAGATCCTGATTATACAGCTGGTGTTAAGATTACAGAATATCAAGGACAATATTTTATTGAAGATATTGTTCGTTTAAGAGGTAATCCTACACGCGTACAAACAACAATTAAAGCTACTGCAAGCCAAGAACCAGATACTGAAATATTATTACCTCAAGATCCTGGAGCTGCAGGCAAATCAGAAGTTGATACGCTTATTAAGAAACTTAAAGGATTCAATGTAACAAATGCAGGTCCTGAGACCGGTGATAAAGCTACGCGTGCTGTTCCTGTAAGCGCACAATGTGGAGCTGGTAATGTATTTGTTGTAAGAGGAAAATGGAATAAAGAGTTTTTTGCAGAAGCCGAACTATTTGATGGAAGCGGCGATAATCATGATGACCAAATAGATGGTTTGTCTGGTGGCTTCAATTATCTTGTAGATGCGCCTGAATTAGGTCGTGTACGGAGAGTTTAATGTTTAGATCATTACAACAAGCATTTAGTAATATCGATATACAAAAGCAACAGTCTGCATTTACGGCTAATACATTTGTTGGACCAAGCAATGCGCAACATATGGGCCAAACAGCAAAAGACTATACTCGAGAAGGCTTTGAAACTAATGTAATCGTATATCGTTGTATAGAATTAACTGCTGAAGGTGTCGGTTCTATTCCTTTACGCATATTTAAAAATGATAAAGAAGTACCAGATCATCCTCTCCAGAAACTATTAGATAAACCTAATACACGACAAGCTTATAGTGATTTTGCTGAAGAGTTTACTGCGTATAAACTTATTACTGGAACTTCTTTTGCAGACGCTATATTAGCCGGTTCTGTACCTCAAGAATTAAATGTTTGGCAACCATATGAATTTAAAGTTGTTAAGCCACGCACATTATCTCCTTTACCATTAGGATGGGTATGGGAATGGGGCCAACAAAAGAAAGTATGGGAAGTAGATCAACTTACTGGTCAATCAGATCTTACAGTATGGAAAACGTTTAATCCATTTAATCAGTTCTATGGAATGAGTCCTATTCGTGCTGCTGCATTTAGTGTTGATCAACATAATGCTGGAGGTGAATGGAACCTTCGCATGTTGCAAAATGATATGAGCCCATCTGGTGTTCTTACTTCTGAGATTGCTTTATCTGAATCACAATTTAAACGATTACAAGCTGACATTGAGCAATCATATGCAGGACATCAACATGCTAAACGTCCATTGCTATTAGAGAATGGAATGACATGGCAACAGATTGCTATGAGCGCAAAAGAAATGGACTTTATTAAAGGTTTAAATATGTCAGCGCAACAGATTGCTGCTGCATATGGTATTCCTTTACAAGTTATTCCTATTCCTGGCTCTCAAACATTTGCTAATTATGCAGAAGCTCGATTAGCCCTTTACGAAGATGTTATTATACCAGAGACTAAGAATCTTGTTCAACAATTTAGTAAATGGCTATTTCCATATTATCCAGATGGCGATCAATTAGAAATAAGACTTGATCTTGATGATATTGATGCATTAGCGCCACGCCGCAAAGAGAAGTTTGAAACTGCAAACACATCTACGTTTATGACTGTTAACGAAAAACGTGAATTTGTAGGAATGGAGAAATTAGCTGAAGAAGGTGCTGATGAAATATGGATGCCTGGTGGTTTATTGCCATTAAGTGATATGATGGATGAAGAATTAGGCGCTGAAAATCCTGTTGCTGAACCTTCTGAGGAAGATGACGATGAGCAATCAGACGATAGCAATAATCCTGATGACGATAGCGATGATGATTTGGATGATAGTAACGAGGATGAGGAATAAATAAGTGGCTGCAGTACGTAGATTGCATGGTCAAGCTTTAAGGATTGTTAAATCTGAAGAAAGATTATACTCATGTATGATTTTACGCGAATATAGTCGTTTATTCAATAAATGGCGCGCTGCTGCAAATAGATACTTTGAAACTCCTGATATATTAGAAACTGTAACAGAAGAATTATTAGTAGAGCACTTTGGTAAAATATTCGAAATCTATAGAACAAATAATGTAAGAGTAATGAGATCAGTGCATAAGTTTCAAATGAATTTCTTAGATATAAAAGAAAGTGACAGCTTATATTCACGCACAAAAGCGCTTATTCAACCAGCCGCTTCCTCTCAGGCACGCACTGCAAATGGAGAAACAGCAAATAGAACAACTACTATTCTAAATATAGCAAATAGAATGGCGGCTGAAGACGCAATACCTAAAGATGCTATTGCTTATGCATTTGAAAGATTAAAAGGCGATATGGGCACTCGTCGAGCAAATACAATCGCTGGAGATCAGGCACATAGAGCCGGTAATAATATAATTCAAGCAATTGGTGATTTAATGCAACAAGGTGGTGTTAAATCATGGAAAATGTGGATGTCTAGACGCGATAGCAAAGTACGTGCAGCACATCGTAGAGCAGATGGTCAAACAGTACAATCAAATGAAACATTTACAGTAGACGGTGAAAGTCTTCGATTCCCTGGCGATCCTAATGGTAGCCCACGTAATGTTATTAATTGTCGTTGCTTTTCAGTTGTGAAAAGACGACCTGGTAAGAAAGTTAAACGGAGAGCGGCATAATGCTAACTGATATGCAGGAACTTGTTAAAGGTTTAACAGACGAGATTGTTGAAAAATACTCAACTGATGTAGAACGATTAACAACAGCAGACGTATTTAAGGTACAATCAGTATTTCAAATAGATAAAGCTAAATCTGATTTATCTAAAGGCCAATTTGTTGGTGTTGCTACATCTTTTGGCAATGAAGACTTTGAAGGTGATGTAATCGATAAGAACGCATTTGATGAATCTTTAGCAATGTTTGAAAAGACTGATTCAATGCCAGGTATGTTCTTTAACCATTTTAGACTTGGTCTTCAAGTTGGTGAATGGCTTGAAATGAAAAAGACAAATCGTGAATTAGTTATGAAAGGACAACTATGGGTAAAGGGAATGGAATTAGATCGTGAACCTTCCCCAGAAGCTGAACAAATACGTAATGCATTCTTAAGTAAAGGCCCAAAAGGATTGTCTATCGGTGGTGGTATTGACTTAAGTAAAAAAGATGCAATAGAATTAAAAGAAGTTGGAAGAGGCGAAAAACGTAGGCTCATTCGTATAATTAAAAGAGCTGTATTGGATGAAGTGTCACCAGTATCATTTCCAGCTAATGGTAAAGCAAGAATTAAAATGGTTAAATCAAGTGATTTAACAATTCGTATGGCAGAAGATGCTTTAATGAGTTCTGGTTTTAGTGCTGCAGAGGCTAAGACTATACTTGCTAAAGGATTTGACGGATTCAAGCGGGATGCTGAGTCTCAATCTAAGCGGGATGCTAGAGACCCTATTACAAAAGGGCAAATCAATCATCATCTAGACCATTTATCTAACATATTCTCAAAGGAGAAATAAATGCCGGATGAAATTCTGGAAAAATTGGAAAAGATCGGTAGCGATTGGGAAGAGCACAAAAAAGCTGCAGATAAATACCATCAAGAAGTAGAAGCTTTAGGTAAAGCGAGCGGTGAAACGAAAGCTGAACTTAAAAAGATTAATGAATCAATGGATGCTAATAAAGATGCTATTGAGGAAATTAAAAAAGCTCGTGAAGAAGAGAAAGATCTTAAAGATCGTCTTGATAAAATCGAAGTTATGCTTAAACGCAATGGTAGTACTGGTGATGTTGTAGACGCTGATCCTTTACGTCCTGATTCTGAAATTGCTAAAGCGTATAAAGCTGAATGGCTTGAGCGTTTTTGTAAAGGCGGTTTGGAAGAAGGCATTCAAGTTGAAGCACTTGATAAATTATGGAAAGAAAATGTTGATGCTGAACCTCTTTATAAGAATTTAGCAGTTAACCTTGATCCTTCACATGGTTATCATGTTCCACCTGATATGTCTGGTCAAATTTCTACAGTAATGTATGAAACTAGTCCTATTCGCCAGGTCGCTTCAGTTCAGCAAATCAGTACTGATGCGCTTGAAGGTCCTATTGATGAAGATCGTGCAACTTTTGAATGGGTTGGTGAAACTGAATCACGTGATCAAACTGATTTACCTAATCGTGGTATGTGGCGCATTCCAACGCACGAAGCAGCCGCTCGTGTACTTATTTCTTCTAAACTATTGCAAGACTCAGTAGTTAATCAAGAAGCATGGGCTATTGCTAAAATATCTGAAGAATTCGCACTTGGTGAGAATGAAGCGTTTATTGTCGGTGACGGTGTTGCTAAGCCTAAAGGCTTATTTACTTATCCAGTTGGTACTCCAACTAATGGTAAACAACCTCGTGGAACATTTAAGCGTGTTTATACAGGCGTAAATGGTGATCTAACCAATCCTGATGTTATCATAAATGCGATTTACTCACAGAAAAAAGCATATCGTGGCAATTCTAAATTTGCATATGCACGTGAAGGAATTGAAAAAGTACGTTTATTGCGTATGGACGATAAATATGTTTGGCAGCCAGGACTACAAGCTAACGAGCCTGATCGTTTAGCTGGTTACGAAACTCTTGAGTTTGATGACATTCCTGATTTTGCAACTGATGCTGACATTGGCGCATTTGGTGATTTCGCTAAGACTTACCAAATCGTTGATCGTATTCAAATGCAAATTCTTCGTGATCCATATACACAGAAACCATTTGTAGAATTCTATGTTACTCGTCGTGTTGGTGGCGCAGCTACTAACTTTGATGCAATGACATTAATTCGTGCTGGTGTATCTCCATAATAACTCTAGATAAATAAAGAAAGGAAAGTATTATGCCACAACGTGAAACCGCTAGTTCTATGGCTATCGAATTTAGTATTGCACCACAAAATACTACAGGTGATATTAATGGCGACGCAGTAGACGTCACTGAAGGTGATGCTGCAGCAATTAATATTAAATTTGGTGCTAATGTAGATGCTGATTCTACATTTAAAATACAAGAAGACGATGGTGCGGGTGGTTGGACTGATTTAACACCAGTTCAAGAGCCAGCAATTGATGGTGTCTTATACGGCAAAGCATATCCTGCTGCGCCTATTAGTGCCAACAGTCTTTATCGTTATGCCTACGTTGGCAAACGTGAAACAGTGCGTGTAGTTCTAGAAAATACAGATGCTTCAACTGATATTGTCTCATTTGTTGTAATCGAAAAACTATTTGAACGTGCAAACTTAGTTGATTTTCTTGACTAATTAATTTGGCGATTGTTTCCCTCCCAGGATTTAGAGTTGTGGTCTCCGGTTCTGGGTGGGAAGCATGACCCTTTATAGGAGACTAAAATGACAGAAAAAAATGAATCTGAAAAGATGCATAAAGTAGAATTTATAAAAGATTATCGTTATGCAGATGAAAATAATGTTTGGCAATCTCGTTATCCAGGTGATAAAGTAGATCTTGCTGATCGTTTTTATGCTAACTTCAAAAAACTCGGACTTATAAAGGATGCTAAATAATGCTTCTTAAATTTACACTACCTAAAGACAAACCAGAATATAAATATAGTAATAATGGTTATACTATTATTGTTGTAAAAGATGGTAAAGTATCTGACGTTAAATCAAAACGATTGATTAAAAGTTTAATAGAAGATGGTTTAGCTAAAAAAGCATCTTTAGACGATTTAAATAAAGCTAATAATAATGACGATGAATCTGATACTGATGATGATTCAGGTATAGAACCTGAAGATCTAAGCACTGTTACCGGTGATACTGACTTTGATGATGAAGACGAAGATATTGATGATGACGATTCAATTGAACCTGATAATTTAACAGAATTGCATAAAATAGGTCCAGCTGGACAAGCAGAATTAAATAAATTAGGAATATTTACTTTTCAACAATGCTCTGATGCATTAGCTGATGCAGAAAAACGACAAGCTATAATTGATATTAAAGGCATAACTGAACAAGATGTAGCACGCCTAGAAGATCAACTTGTAGATTTACTAGAAGGTGAATAAAAGTTATGGCTATTGGTCCATCAGGTAATACTGGCTTTACTGGCTTAAGTAGAGAAAGAACTCAACCTACTCCAGTGCCACTTACTGGCAAATATGTAGAAATATATAAACGTACTCGCGTAATAACACAGCCGGTAAATGAACCGATTACGCTAGACGAATTAAAAGCGCATCTTAGAATAACGACTAATGATGAAAATACTTACTTAACTGGGTTAATACAGGCTGCGCGCGTACATATTGAAGAATATCTTCGTAGAAAACTGATTACGCAGACTATACGAATGACATTGGATCAATGGCCATTTTTTGATTTTCCGGTTTGGGAAGGTCAAGTAGAAGCCCCATTCACAGCATTAGTTCCTGAAGCAGCACTTAAACTTTGGTTTCCGCCACTTCAATCTGTTTCTCAAGTTCAAATAACATTTAGAGATGGCACAACTACTATATATGCATCAAGTAATTATTTAGTAGATAATTCTACTCCAGATGATTATGGACGCATAACATTAAAAGTGGATGCTACTATTGTAACTAATTTACAAGAAATAAATGCAGTAGAAATTGATTATGTCGCTGGTTATGGCGTAAATGGTTCTGATGTTCCTTTTGCTATTAGACAAGCATTATTAAATTATGCTGCTTGGATGTATCAAAATAGAGGAGATTGTTCTGATGGTAAAGTATCTTACATACGTGGTGAAACACCATTAGATGTAAGCGGAGCTGCAGGTTATTTAGTACCTTATAGAATCGAAAGATTACAAAACTAATGGCTATTAAATGCTGTGAAATTAAAGCTGGTGATTTACGTCACTTTATAACTGTTAATCAGTTAACAACAACTGATGATGGTCAAGGTGGCGGAGGTATTCCAGATTATACTACTCAGCGCTATCAAGCCTGGGCTAAAATGAAGCAATTATCTTCTGGAGAAGCATTTAGAAGACATCGATTAGAGTCTGACCAAATATGGGAATTCTCAATACGATATAATGCTACAGTTGCTGATACTATAATGTCCGATCAAATAGTTTATAGAGGTGTTCAATATAATATTCGTAAATTACATAATTTAGAAATGCGAGATATATGGCTTGTTATGGCCGCTGAATCTGGAGTTCCGCAAGGATGACAACACTCATTAAAATTGATGGTGAAAAACGATTACGTCGTAAGTTTAGACGTATGCCAAAGGAATATCAAAAAGTGCTTAATAAAGAATTAAATGCTGTAGGTGCTTTAATGTCTAAAGAAGCAAAAGCTAGCATTCGTAGATCATCAGGCAAATACGAACAGTATGGAAAGCATTGGAGTTCCCCTCCAGGAAAACCACCAAATGAAAATACAGGAGATTTAAGAAGAAGTATTAGACTTGAACGTGCAAAACTAGGTAAAACTGATATGCGCGTTGTAGCTAATATATTTTATGCTGGTTGGTTAGAATTTGGAACCAAACACATGGAAGCTAGACCATTTTTACGTCCTGTATTTAGAATGTTTTCACCATTAGCAACTAAAAGAATGAAAGCAGCTATAAAGCATTTAGTAAAACAGACGAGTAAAAGATAATGCCTACAAATCCATTTATTGACGTTAATTTAAATGAAATAGCTTTAAATATGTTTGATGTTGCGCACACATCGACAGATCTTACAGCTATAGTTCCAGCGTCTAGAATAAGAAGTCATTTGCCTCAAGATGCGCCATTACCATATATCAGGGGTTTAGATGCAAGTGATATACAGTGGGGAACTAAATGCAAAACTGGTTTTGAGACATCATGGGAATGGCATGTATGGAGCGATTATGCTGGTGATAAGCAAATAAATGAAATAACGCAAATATTAATTGAACTCTATGACAATAATGAATTTGATTTATTATCTGGTAAAAATGTATTATTACAATTTAATGGAAGAAATACTTTCATCGAACCTGATGGTGTGACTCATCATGCTGTCGTTAATCTAAGAGCATTATCCAGTTAAAGGAGGATTATAATGCCTAATTATTTTAAAGGTGTAGGCTTTCTCATACAGATTGAGGACAGCGCAAACCCTGGAACTTTTATTAATCTTGCATGTGCACGCAGCAACAGCAATGCTAAAGCTACAGAACCTATTGATGTTACGTCTAAATGTTCAATGCCAAATAGAACGCTTATTGAAGGCGGCATTCAAACTATGACATGGTCTGGTTCTGGAGTGATGAATGATGGCAATGATATGTCAGAATTAATTGCTTATGCTAATGCTGGTAATATAGTAAATATGAAATTTATTTCAGACTATGGTGATGAATATGCTGGTGCATTTTTAGTTGCTGCATTCACACGCGAAGGTGAATATAATGACGCTGAAATGTTTGATGCTACATTTGAAAGTTCAGGCGCAATTACATATACGGCACCTGCACCTTAGTATTAATAACGGCATTCTTTAAGGAGACCAACATGCCACATTCTGTAAGACAAGAATTTAAATTAGATTTAGCTGGGCGTACATATACTTTACGACCTACATTTATAGGATTAGATAAGCTTGAGCAACATCTAGGTAAATCTGTTTTTCTTTATACTCAAGAAACCTCGCTAAGCGGTATAATGACATTGCGTGATTTAGTTATGTGCGTATGGTGCGGTATATATGGAGATATGAAAGATGATACACCAGCGTTAGAAGAAATAGGCGATTATATTTTAGAAGAAGGCACAAATATAGTTGGACCAAAAATTCTTGAGTTTTTAATGAAGGCTATGCTAGATGAGACACAAGCAGCAGCAATTCAGGAGGCGTTGCAAAAAGAAAAAAAGCGAAAGGCAGGAAGAAAATCCACAACTACGAGGAACAAAGCAGGAAACAAAAAATAGATATAACATTAGATAGAGACGAATTTGATTCTTGGTTTGTTTATGTAGCTTCACTTGTTTGTGACTTTAATATTCAACCAGAACAAGCCTGGTTTTTAACAATAAGAGAATATTACGGCTATGTTAAATGGAGACATAAAACGACTGAATTAATTAAAACTCGTGATATACTTACAGCTGAAGATAGAGATGCATTAATTGGAAAGATAAAAGATAAGTTTGATGTAGTTAGTTCAGACGATTTGAAAGATTAATATGGTAGATGTAGAAGAATTAAATATTATAATAGATCTGGAAACTGGCCCACTTGCAAAAAACTCAGGTAAGGCTCGTCAGATATTTACTGCGAATTTTAAGAAAATGACCGGTGAAACTAAAAAGCTTAATAATGCAGTTAAAACTACTGGTGGTGCTCTAGATAAATTAAAAGGTTCTTTTGGAAGATTAGCAACAGCTCTTGCTGCAACAGTTGGTGTTGCTAAACTATTTACATCAACAATGCAATCATTTGCTGATAAAGATATTCTTGGTAAAACAGCGGATAAATTAGGAATAACAACACAAGCATTAGTTGAATTACGCTTAGCAGCTGAACAAACTGCAGGTGTAACTTCAGGTGTTCTTGATACTGCCCTCCAGAGAATGGTTCGTAGAATATCAGAAGCTAAAGAAGGTTTTGGTGAAGCTAAAGGTGCTTTACGTGAATTAAACATCGATATACAAGCTATTGGTAAATTATCACCTGATCAACAATTTAGAATGTTAGCTGATGCCATGGCTAATGTAACCGATCAAGGTGATCGTGTGCGATTAGCTATGAAATTATTTGATACTGAAGGTGTCGCGCTTGTAAATACTCTAAAAGGTGGTTCAGCAGTATTAGACGAATTCGCAGTAAAAGCTAAAAATCTGGGAACATCTATATCTAGACTAGATGCCGCAAAAGCAGAATTAGTAAATGATGCATTTAACGATATGAAAGAAGCTATTACTGGAATATTTAATTCTGTATCAAATCAATTAGCTCCAGCATTTTTTGCATTTGCTAAAGTAGCCACTCAACTTGCTATTGTTTTTAGAAAAAATCAAGAAGAAATGACTTCACTTGGCGATGTAGGCATGCGTGTTGTTGCCGCACTTGCCCAAGGTGTTCATACATTAGTTGTTGCTTGGGAAGTTGTAAAAACGGCTGTAGCTACCGTTAAATTTGGTATCGCTGAAGGAATGTCGCGAGTCGTTAATATAATTACTGATGTTACTTCACGAATACAAGGTATGGGTTTAATTTTAAAAGGAACAATGGAAGGTGGTGCTGATGCTGCAAGAATGGCTTGGCTTGGAATTAAAAAAGCAGGATTATCTACTATTCATGCTATTATAGAAGGTTTAGTTCAACAAGGTCTCGCACTTGCTAAAGCTACCGGCGATAATAGACTAGGTGCACAAATGGAAAAACGCGCCCAGCAAATAGCAAATAGTGTTCAATTTATTGGTGCTGAATTATCATTAACTAATTTAGAATTAAGAAAGCTAGAAGAATCTGGAGGTCCTGGTTTAGATAAGGTTGCTGAAGGTATTTCTAAATTAACTCAATCATTTGATTCATCTGCTGCTAAAGCAACTGGTATTGATTTCTTAGATAACTTTTCTGCGGGTTTAGAAAGTCAATCAGATATAATGCGAGAGAAAATGGGCAACCAACTTTCGCAATTAGCAACTACTGCTAATGCATTTGGTGGCAAAACTGCTTTTGAATATACATTAGGTTTAAAAGATACATTTGATTCTGAAATGGCAAAATTAGATTTAACATTTGGAGCTAATGCTGAGAATGAAGGTCAGCCTAATCCGTTAGAAGATGAACGAGTTATCCGTGAAAAGATGGTACAAGATGAACTTACTCGTCTTAATGAAGAAAGAATAAAAAAAGAGCGCGATGACTTTGTAGCTCAACAAACATTCTGGCAAACTTCCCTCCAGAACAGATTATCAGTCGCTTCAAGCATTATGGGTAATCTAGCAACGTTAATGCAATCTAAGTCTAAAAAGATGTTTGAGATTGGAAAAGTTGCAGCTATATCTCAAGCTATTGTTGATACGTGGGCATCAGCAAATAAAGCAATGGCTACATTGCCATATCCACTTAATCTCGCTGCTGCTGCTGCAACAGCCGCTGCTGGTTTTGTAAACGTTCAAAACATACGAGCTCAACAGTTTAGCAAAGGTGGTGCTTCTGGTGGGAGTTCTAGTTCTGCTGGAGGTTCACTTGGTGCCGTTGATGCTCAAGAAGCCTCACAACCGGTTAATAATACTACATTCAATGTAGCATTACAAGGACAATCATTTGGACAACAACAAGTGCGTAGTCTAATAAATCAAATAAATGATGGTACTGATGACAATGTTACACTTAATGTTACTCAAAGGGTTGATTAATGACTGATATTCAAGGTCAAGTATTATACGAAAATAGAGCTTTAGATTCTGATGCCGTCGTAACATATAGCGGAACACCGGTATCTGGTTTTGATTTTCAATATTCATATGACTGGCGTGATTTTACGCTGTTCGCAGTAGATGATTCTGAAACTAATGTTAATTTAGATATTGAATTACCATCTGGTGGAACAATAGATAATGTTGGTTTATTTGTAAAACCATATACTGGGTCTAGTGATGCAACTATAGAATTATTTTATGAAAGTGCTCCAGCAGTATTTACATCTATAGATTCATGGACAATAAATGAAAATGGTTTATTAATACAAGAAGATATAAGTTCAACAGTTATTGCTGCAGGCCGTAAATTAAGATGGCAAATAACAACTGATGATGAACAATTATTCATTAGAAATCTTGCAGCTGGTGAACGTTTAGATTTCCCAATAGGACAACGTGATGGATTAAAACCACCAACATTAAATGGTGACATTGTAGTAAATAATAAAATAGCTGAAAATGGATCTATTATAGGCAGATCAATTAGACGCATTGATCGTTTATCTACAATAATGTTGGAATATCTAAGCGAAAGTTTTGTTAGAAATGAATGGGAGGTATTTACATTAGAAGCTAATATACATGCTTTTTACTACCGATGGGACAAAGTATTTCATGGAACAGAAGCAACATTTGCTATTGCGGAATCTGTACCAAGACCTGAAAATATGATGCCACCACCATTAATGTCGGCTAGTCTCCCTCTCAGAAATTTGGTGGTTGTAAACTAATGGCTGCTAAAGATGAATTCGGTCATGAGTGTGTTTACATACTTGAATTAGCTTTAGATAAATGCTCTAATACATGGAGCGTTAATAATGGTACTACTTCAATATGCAATGCTTCCGGTAGTCCAGGAACAGAATGCTATAATACTTTTCCAAATTGCCAAGATGAAGCTAATTTTGATAAAGCTAATTTAGCAGTTAATCCTAATGGACCAGTAACAAAGCAAATATATAGATTTTCTAATAAGCGCGTAGACGAGTTACAAGCTGTTGGTGATATAGTTACATTTCCAACGATTATATCAATGGATATGGCCGGTACACAATTAGACAGGACTAAAGGCATAGGCATACGCTCATCTGTTACAGTAACATTAGAAGATCATCCTTGGTCAGATCGTGGAACAGATCCGTATGTAGACAATAGAACATACGATCCAGATAAACAAGGTTCTTTCTGGGGTAAGTTTATTAATCGAAATGAATTTTATGAAGGTCGATTAATGACACTTAAAACAGGATACTTAAATCCTGATGGCTCTTATGATTCTGCTAATTTTACAGATGAACGACTATACATTATTCAGCGCATAGCTGGACCTGATGCAAATGGCAATGTTACTATAGAAGGAAAAGATCCACTTAAATTTGCGGATAGAAATAAAGCTCAATATCCTCCTCCTCCTCGAGCTTTGTTATCTGGTGATATTACCGATTCAGCTACAACATTTAATTATACTGATAATGGTTCAAATTTAAAAGATTGGATTGATGGTGTTACAACTGGAGAAGCACAACCATATATCCGTATAGACGATGAAATAATAGAAGTAACTAATATCACTACTACACAAATAACAGCATTACGCGCGACAATGCCAAGTATATATCAGGCTGATACTAACATTGCTAATTCGCACGATGCAAACGCATCAATACAACAATGTTATTATTTCAATGAAATACGTGTTGATGATATTTACTTTTTCTTGTTAAATAAAGCGGCTAGGATACCTACTACGTTTTTGCCATTAGTTGATTGGCAAGCAAGAATTAATGAATCTGGTTATCAAGCTTATAAATTTTCTAGACTTCTTGTTGAACCTAAAGGCGTAAAAGACTATTTAGATGAGTTAGTAAAACATAATGTATATGTATTCTGGGATGAGCGAGAGCAATTAGTTAAACTTGGCACACTCCTTCCAGGAGAAGCAGCGAACACTACGTATGACGAAACAAATAATATTATACAAAATTCAGTTACTAAAACACAAGATACTAAAAATAGACTTACAGAAGTATGGCTTGGTTACGCACACAGGAATCCTATTCTTGATATTGACAAAGATAATAATCTTGCAGAATGGTCAATTAAAATAAATTTAACAGCTGAATCTATCGTTCAAAATGATGACGTAAGTATTGCTAAAATAAGAAGTCCATGGCTTCCAAGAACACTTGGACCAACTGCATCTGAAATTGCAAATAGAACATTATTAGAAAGATCAAGAACCAAAAATGTCATATCTATTACTTTAGATCCTAAAGATGATGATCAATGGGTAGACGATATAGTTTCAGTAAGTACAAGATTAGTACAGAATGCAGATGGTAGTAACGCAAGTGGATCTTATTTAATTAAAGAAGCCGACGAAAATACAGAACCCAATGGTGTTACTTATTCATATATGCTAGAACAAGCTACTGTATTTGAACGTGTAGGCGTTATTGCTCCTGATTATAATCCTGAAAGTATATTAGAAGATGAAGGTGATGAATTAGAAGATGAAGGTGATCTAGTTGTAGATGGTACATTTCCAGACTATAATGACGCGTCTGATAGTTTACGTTCAAGATATATATTTATAGCATATGATCATGCGCCGGACCCTCCTGGTGATCCCCTCTCTCCTCCAGGATTTAATGATGGTACACCAGCGTACCAGATACAATAGGAATTAATTATGCCAGTTAATCCAACACCAGTTTATAGCGATTTAAATGATGAAGAAATAGACGCTGAAAGTCCATTGACTGAATCAGTAATGACTAGGTTACGTGATAATCCTAGAGCTGTATTTAGAAATGATGTTTCAGTTCCTACAATAGAATTACAACTTGCTGAAGGCATGCGTACAGCATTAGCTGATAATCATGTAATAAAAGCATCTGCTGGTAAAATGGTTGATGGCGGAATTGTTGGTGAAGCAAATACAATAGCTTATGCTGATGAAATGTTTTTTGTAAGTGGAAATAGACAGATTTCTGTTACATTACCAGCAACTGGTACATTTATAGCCCACGTGTCATATGGTGTAAGTTCTTCTAATACAGTTTGTACTGGACAATGCGTAATTGTTAATAACGTTATTCAAGCACAAACAACAGCAGTTAAAACAAATACAACAGGAACTGTAAATCTTACTGCGTTTGTTATAAGCGGTGGTCAAATACACTGGCGCTTTGGCAGTTCTATAGGCAATATTGCTATATTAACTTTAATAAAGATAGCGTAATGAAACAAGACGAAAAAAATCCATGTATGGGCGTTGTGCGAGACGGCGAAATAATATATGTATCTTATATGCATACTCGTAAAGAATTAAATGAACAATTTCCAAATGATATAGTCATAATTAAAGAATGCAAAAAAGGTCAAATGTATATTGATGGAAAAGTTGTAGATAAACAATGTGAAATTAAACCAGAACCATTTGACCTAGCTTGCTCTGCATTTACAGAAATGGCATGTTCAAATATAGACTTAATTATTGATTCATTTAATAGCGACCAAGAAGTTGCTATACCTGCCAGAGAAGAAATTCATAGTTTATTAATAGAATTTAAAAAGGTTTATATAAAATGACTAAACAATTATACGAAATAAACAATATAGTAGATCCTTTGGCATTAACTATGAAAGGTTTAATCACAGATGAGTCGACAGATGATGGAACTGGTTTAGCTTTATTCACAGATATAATTGATTTATTTAGGTTTAAAAGTACAGCACAAACTATAACTGCCGCTGCTTTAATACAACTCGCTCATGGTCTCGGGATTAAACCAACAAGCATATCTGGGTATATAAAGGCTACTACCGCAGAACATGGCTATTCTATAGGCGATGAAGTTGAAGTTAATCTTATGAATAATAGCGATGCAACAACAAGTAGATGCAACGGTATTTATACTGATGCTACAAATATAAATATTAGGTTAAGTGATGAAACATCAACGTTTATAATAGGTCATAAAACTACTGGTGTTATTAATGCAATAACAAATAGTAGCTGGGAATTATACATAACGGCAATTAGATAGGAAATAATAGAATGCCAGAAACAGACAGTTGGGTTAAAGATCAATTATTATCACAGGCGCAAGCACAAACAGAAATCTTAACTAAGTTAAGCGTTGGGCATGAGCGTATGGAAAAAATAGATAATAAACTTAATAATGTATTAGAAGCCACTCAAGGGTTTGAGACGCTTAAAATAGACGTTGACCAATTGAAAAAGGCAGAAGATCTGCGAGAAAAAGCAGAACAATTAAAAGTAGAAGAAGAGTTACGAGAATTAAAAGAAGAAAATAAAGAAAAACAAGCTGTCTGGGGAGATAGACTTTGGAGTTTATTTATAGCTTGTTTGCCATATATAATAATTTTAATAGGATTTATTTACACGCTTAAACAATAATAAAGGAGACTAATTATGTCAACAATAGAAATAGCTAATGCACAAAGTAACGGTGATAGTACACCAGTATTAATCACAAGAACAATGCGTAATACATATGGTCAAGTAATGCTTGGTATTTTTGGTACATTTGATGATGCAACAGTTACTGCTAAATTATCACGTGATAGTGGCGGTACTGATGTTATGTCGCTTGGAACTGAAGCTGAATTAACAGAACCTAAAGGTATAACTTTAAATGTTCCATCGGAAAATGATTTATATTTATTTATAACTGTAGCAGACGGTAGTGGTAGCGAAAGTGTTAGTGCAGAAGTATATGTTTAATTAAAATAAATATATGGGGTAATAATATGGTTAATATTGCAAAACCGTTTAGGGCATCTAATTGGGCATCGCCAATGGTTTCGTCTATGGCACGCGCTATGGGCATTACTGATACTTCAAAAGATCCTAGATTTACAATAACAGTCGATACAACAAAACCGGGTTCTGCAAGTACGAACTTTCTTTTGCCACTTGATGGATTTTCTACTTATAATTTTGATATTGACTGGGGCGACGGAAACAAAGAAACTATAACTTCAAATTTATCGCAATTACATGTGTATGCTGCTCCTGGTGTTTATACTATAAAAATTGGTGGCATAAATAGTATATTTCCTAGAATGTTTTTTAATAGCGGCGGAGATCGTCAAAAAATATTAGCTGTTACTAATTGGGGCAACATTGAATGGCAGAACTTTGAAGGTGCATTTTTTGGTTGTTTGAATCTACAAATACTTGCTAATGATATTCCGAATATTTCAGCAGTAACAAATTTCTTCAGGGCATTTAGAGATTGTACAAGTTTTATAGCGCTATCACTTAAAGGGTGGGATTTTTCAAATGTTACCACTATGCGTGAATTTGTTCGTAGCTGTTCGTCACTAACAACTATCATTGCGCCTGACATTGATGTTTCTTCTGTAACAACTATGAGAAACTTCGCTGGTAATTGTTCAATGTTAAGCTCATTTGATATATCTACTTGGGATACATCTAGCGTTACTACATTCCAAGGTTTTGCACAAAATTGTCCTCTCCTAGATATAGACTTGCATAATAATAGTTTTGAAGCTGTTGTAAATGCATCCGATATGCTATCAAATACATCATTCTCAACAACCAATTATGATTTGTTGCTTACTGCATTAGATATGCAAACACTCAATAGTGGCGTTTCTTTTCATGCTGGTTCAGCGTGTTATTCATCGGGTGCTCCACTAAATGCAAAAAATAGCATTGTAACAAATGATCTATGGACTATTGCAGATGGTGGTAATTGTAACGATCTAGCAGTATGGGTTGGTGACACTAGTAATGATTATAACACTGCTAGTAATTGGCTAGATGATGAAGTTCCAGATAATACAAAAGTTATCGTTTTCCATCCAGACAATGATATTAATTGTAATATGAATGTGAATGTAGACGTCAAAGGCGTCGATGTTCGTTCAGGTTACACTGGTGTTGTAACTAAAAATGCAGGTATGACACTTGATGCTGGCTCTGCAGGTATATCTGTTGCTGATGGAACTGTTAATTTTAATGATGCAGATGTGACGACTGATAACGGTTATGTACAAACTGGAGGTGCAGTCACGCTCCCTTCAACAACATTTGATATGGCGAATGGGGGTTGGAATAAAACGGGCGGTACCGTTAATTTTAATAGTGGGCAAGTAGATTTCACATATCTGAGTGGTCCTCAGTCAGTTTCTAATTCAGCAGTGGAGCAGTTCTATAAACTTCGCGTTGCTAAAAATGTTTGGGACTTCAATGTCATCACAACGAAAATACAAGTTTCAAACGAATATATAATTGATAACTCAGGTACTTCTAGTTCACCAGAGCAAACAGGAACTGTTGAGCTTGTGGGAACAGCGCAGTTAACACAGAACGGAAATATGTACGGACTGGGTTTAATTTCATTTAAAGGCACTAATCATATCTGGGAACACAATAACACGAACGCTCAAGCTCAAGTTCCGCAGATAACTGTCGATTGCACAGACTTGACATTATCAGCTTCTAACGTGAATAATAATTTCGGTGTTCCAATTTTTACCTGGTTATCTGGCACCATAACAAATGCAAATCTTTACGAATTTAGAAATAGAAGACAGTTCCAGCATGTTGAATGGAATTTATATCAGCCGTTAACTATCAGAAAGTATACATGGAATAGTGGTAATTTTGATATTAAAGTTGCTGACGAAACTGGTTTAAATCCGCAAACATTAATAGTTCTTGAGGACTATGCCATTGAGAATATCAGTAGTGGAACACAATTCACACTCGGAACGATTGAAGTTCAAGGCGATTATTCACAAACAGGTTCTGGTGGTGCGTCTCAAAGTAATGGTAACCTGAAATTCTCTGGTGGTAATAGTCAATCGATAAATGTTGCAGGTGGCGGAACTGGGCGTTTATTAGCTACTTCAGTAGAAGTCGATAAATCAGCTGATGTATTAAGTCTCTTGTCTGATATTGAGATCCCCTGGGCTGCTTCAGATCTTACACAGACTGATGGAGAAATAGCAACGAATGGGAATGATATTAATATTGGGAGAGACGTTACTCTTAACGATGATCTTTCAAGTTTAGATGGTACTACACTAACCGTGGGCGGCGATTTCGATGCTAATAATGCAAGTTTACGCGGTAGCGCAGCTGATTGGACATTAGATGTTACAGGTACATGTACTGCTGATACTTGCAATATTGAGCATTGTGATGCATCACCAGGAACAACACTAACAGCTACTAACTCAACTGATAGTGGAAATAATACTAACGTAACATTCGTATAGGAATAAACATGGATATTAAATTAGATAACGAATATGTTCTTGTCTATAATGGTACTAAACTTATTGTAGGACTATCCCATACTGGTGAAATATCAACACCGGCTATAAATACTGTAGAGACATTTGAAAATTTGCAATTAGCAGTAGATAGAGCCATTGAACTAAATTTAGAATATAGCGTAGACGATGTTGTAAACGTTGCTCAAGCCGGAGCAACTCTTCCCCAGAGTGTTATTGACTGGGTATACACTCAAGATAGTGATTATACACAAACAGAATTAGATGAAATATTTAATTAAGGAGATCAGTCAATGAAACGCATAATATTTTTAATTATTACTTTAATGCTGTGTTGCTCATGTGTTTCTAAAGAAGCACGTGTTAATCAATCAAGAGCCGCTGGAAATATATGGCACGCTGCTGATGCATTACAAAAAGGTGCTAATGCAGCAATTATTCTTCCTAGAATTAAGCAACAAGCTAAATTAATTTATTTAACAAATAAGCATCACATAAAAGGGGCCGATAATGGAAATGATTAAACCAACTACAACAAGCCAACAATGGTTAGACGATCCTAATACTGCCGCTAGTTTAACTGACGAATTTGTAGAAAATTCTTTTGAATTTTTATCATCTTCTGGTTTCTGGGGTTCAGTAGCTGCTGGTATACTTTTATTACTTAAATTTGTTCCTAAGTTTGCGCCAGCTTATGAAGGCTTAGCAACACTTGCGACAACTATACTAGCACCTAAAGTTCATCAGGACAAACTTAAACAAGTGAATCAATATGCTCAAGGTTATGTCACAACAGTTAAAGTAATAGAAGATGTAGCTAATCAGTTACCTAATTCAAATGGCGTTAAAAATGTTAAAAACATTTTAAAGAAAGTAACTGATAGTCCATTCCATGATGCCGTTCAAACTATTACGGCTGATGTTCATCCTGATAAACCAATAGTAAAAGTAACTAAATTATCTAGTTAGAATATAATGCAATCGCCCTACCATTATTAATTACATCAACAGTATGTTCTTGACCTTCGTAAGTAACAGTATAAGTTATTGTTATTGACGAAGGTCTTCCTGCGTAGTATTCCCATATATTTCTTTGCGTGAGAATGCTTACATTTTGATTTCCTGGATTAATATTTATAGTTTGTGATGATAAAATAGTTTCTGTTGCCCAGTAACTGTGATAATATTTTAAATCAAATGTTATATCTTTAGAAAAGCTATACGTATTTGTAATATTTAAATTAATATAATAAATATCATCCCAATT